TGATGGTCGTAAAGACGATGGTTTCTTGGCGCATGAAATACAAGCCGTTATTCCTAACTGCGTTACTGGTGAAAAAGATGCTGTAAACGAAGATGGCACACCTAAATATCAACAGATGGATAATTCAGGTGTAATCCCATTCCTTGTAAAAGCAATCCAAGAACTCAAAGCAGAACTCGACACACTTAAAGCAAAGATAGGAGCATAAAATGGCAACTGTAAACACATGGACTTGGACGATCAACTCAATGCAGCAATGGCCTAGCGGCACGAACGCGGGCTACGTTGTGAACGTCATCTGGACTCTCACAGGCACTGATGGCACTCAAACCGCCAGCATCCAAGGAAACACCCAGTATCCTGTATCGGACGCTCAAGCAGGGTTCACCCCCTACGCAAGCCTGACGCAAGCACAGGTCATTGGTTGGGTTCAGGAATCGTTAGGCGCGCAAGGCATTGCGAACTACGAAGCCAACGTGCAGGGTCAAATTAACAGCCTTGAGAACCCACCTGTTAGCCCTGTGACGCAACCACTACCTTGGGGCTAATCGTGGAAGTTCAGTTCATTGTTAATGTCATCCTTGTCGTGGCAGGTTTTATCGGAAGTATGTTCGTGAAAGACTTGGTGGACAAGGTAAAGAATCTTGAAGAGGAACAAAAATCGCTTCAAGATCGTTACGTCCGCAGGGATGACTTTAAGGATCAATTGGTTGAAATTAAGTCGATGTTGGAAAAAATCTTTGACCGCTTGGAAACGAAAGCGGATAAACAGTAGGAGTCTTTATGATTAGTTTCGTACTTGGTTTTATTGTTGGCTTTGCTGGTTACTTGGTTTATGACTATTTAACCTCTCAACCTGAAAAAGTCGCTGAAGTTAAAGAAGAAGCGGCTAAGGTTGAGGCTGAAGTCAAGAAAGAAGTGTAATGGGACTGGAGGACATCACAAACCCGCTAAACCAAGCGGAAGGCACGCTAAAGGCTGCTCGTGGTGTCCTCAAAGAGGGCAAGGGTCTTATTAAGGACATTGCCGAGACTGCTGAGGAATATAAGCAGTATCAGGAAAAGAAGGCTGACAACAAGGCGATTCAGGCTAACCTTACCAACAAGAAGGCTACGACCCGAATCGCCAAACGAGCGACCAACGCAGCGATAGCGGATCACGATGCGGCGGTCACTTCTTCTCAGGAACTTGCAAAGCAGGTCTTGATTCAGAAGAAGGCGTACGAAGAAGAGCAAGCGATGATCTGGGCGATGAGTCAGGATGAGCGTGAGGCTTATCTGGCGGCTAAGAAAGAGCAAACGGAGCGTGTAAGGGCTGAGAAGTTACGCATGATCCGTGAGGCTGACGAGGCTCAGGCTCGGTTCGATCTGATTATGAACATTGTGATCGGCGTGATCTTATTTGTGTTCTTGGCGTTCGGTGGGTGGGTAGCATTGGATTATTTTCTGGCAGGTAAGCTGCCTTGGAGGGAGTGATGAATTTAGGATTTTTGGCTCAATTAGCCCCTACGGTGGCGAGCGCGATGGCTGGCCCATTGGGTGGGATGGCGGTTGAAATTCTAGCCACTAAGTTGGGCGTTCCCCCTGAGCAAGCCCAAAAGGCATTGGAGTCGGGAAAGCTGACTAGCGATCAAGTTGCTGCAATACAGCAATCCGAGATTGAGTTGAAGGCTAAAGCCCAAGAGATGGGGTTGGACTTTGCCAAGTTAGAAAACGAAGATCGAGACTCTGCTCGCAAGATGCAGATGACGAACCACTCTTGGGTTCCCCCTGCGATGGCGATTGGCATTACTTTAGGATTCTTTGGGATTTTAATTGGTTTGATGTCAGGCAAGGTTGTTGCTGGCCCTGAGATTGAAATCATGTTGGGCAGCTTAGGAACTGCTTGGACTGGAGTGGTTGCTTTCTATTTTGGAAGTTCAGCCTCTAGCCAAAAGAAAGACGATTTACTCCACAAATCAACCCCGGTGCAATAATGATTAACTCAAGAAACCTAGAAGACTTATTACCAGTTGTCAAGGCGCGTGTTGACCAATTTTTGACTGATGCCAAGAACCACGGAATTGACCTTTTAGTAACCTCAACCTATCGAGACCACGAGTCTCAGGACGCTTTATATGCTCAAGGTCGAACCGCACCGGGGAAAATTGTCACTAATGCCAAGGGTGGTGAATCATTTCATAATTTTAAGTGTGCAATTGACATTGTTCCTATCGTTAACGGCAAGGCTGATTGGGACTGCTCTCATCCTGTGTGGGCGAAAGTTGCAGAATTGGGCAAGGCAGCGGGGCTAGAATGGGCTGGCGATTGGAAGACGTTCAAGGAAATGGCGCACTTCCAATACACTGGCGGCCTGACGCTCAAGGATTTGCGAGAAGGCAAGGAAATCAAGTAAAGTGTGTATGGGTAGCCGCCACCCTTTGGCGGTAATTTGAGGAGACTTTGATGGAAAACGTGACTTTAACTTTGACGGTGCAAGAGGCTGTGGACGTAGCTAACATTATTGGTCAGTTGCCGACGCAATCGAATGCTTATCCTTTGTTCGTTAAGATCAAGGGTCAGATCGAGGCTCAGGCGCAAGCGGCTCAACCTGCTTCTCAAGCGGCTGAACCTGCTGCTCCTGAAGCCGCCCCTGCTGCTAACTAGGAGTAATTTATGACGGATACCCGCTGGATTAGTAAGGCAATTAAACATCCGGGGGCTTTGAAGAAGTCCCTGCACGTTGCCGCTGACAAAAAAATTCCTGCCAAGAAATTAGCTGCTGCTGCAAAGAAACCCGGAAAAATGGGTCAACGCGCACGTTTAGCTAAGACCTTGCGGGGATTTGATTAATCACTGGAGGTAGAGATGGCTATTACACCCTCATGGGTGATGACTTATGATTCGTTGACCGCGACGGTTCTACAGTATTTAGAACGAAGCGATCAAGCCACAATCAATGCCATCCCTACCTTCATTACTCTAGCGGAATTCGAGATTGCTCAAGAGGTAAAAACTCTTGGGCAATTACAAATTGTCGAGTCCACAATGACTCAAGGCAATCCAGTCTTACAGAAACCTGCCAGATGGCGCAAAACGGTTTCAATGAACGTGCTAGTCGGTAGCAAAAAGCAACCTGTTCTTTTACGCAAATATGAGTACCTGAAGAACTATTGGCAAGATGATACGCAGACTAGTACCCCCCTTTATTACGCTGATACGGATTGGGATCACTGGTATTTAGCCCCAACCCCCGATCAGGCGTACACTTTTGAAGTGTTGTATTACGAGCGAATTGCTCCCCTGAGTTCGGTTAATCAGACCAACTGGATTACCCAAAACGCGCCCAATGCGATGTTGTTCGGAACGTTATTACAAGCGATGCCGTTCCTAAAGAACGATCAGCGCCAGATTTTCCAACAGAAGTACACCGAAGCCCTACAAGCCCTTAAAGCCGAGGACGTTGCCAGAGTTGGTGACCGTCAGGCTGTTGCCGTGGATAGCTAAACATGTACGCCATTTACGTTATAACCTGCACCGTTAATGCCAAGCAATATGTTGGCATTGCTGCCAATTTGGAACGTCGTTGGAAACAGCACAAAAAAGTAAATGGAAGCAGCCCTTATTTGCATAAGGCTATTAAAAAATATGGTCTTGATTCATTTGTATTTACTCATATAGCGGATGCTTTTGATGAAGAATCTGCTTGCATGATAGAAAGAATGTTGATAGCGGAATATAATACTTTATCGCCCAATGGATATAATTTGACTGGTGGTGGCGAAGGTATATTTAATGCCTCCAAAGAAATTAGAGCGAAAATTGCTTATGCCAATAAAAATAGGTCTTCTGAATCTCGTGAAAGCATGAGAAAAAAATTATTGGGCAAAAAACTTAAGCCAGAAATAGTCGCTAAAATGATTGAAAAGCGAAGAGGAAGAAAGCATTCTGAAGCTACCAAAAAGAAAATGAGTCAATCATTGATTGGTAATACTAGAATGGTTGGAAAAAAACACTCGCCTGAAACCATTAAAAAGATGAAAGCAGCTTGGGTTTTAAGACGAGCGAAGTCCATACCCGAAAGGAATAATCATGACATCGTACACTAATCCATATACTGGACAAACTATATCTCCTAGCCAAGTAGGATATGAATCTTTAACGATTTCAACAGATACAACCCTCGCTTGGCCTATCAATGGAAACACCTCGAATGTTGTAGCCAACATTATCGAGGTCACTGCTACCACAACGGGTCTGCACCTGTTGCTCCCTGCCGCCACCCAAGTTTCAGTGGGTCAGAGCGTGTTGATTCGTAACGTAGGAACTAACTCGTTTACCGTTACGGATCAAAGTCTAAGTACGATTATTGCGATCGGTTCAGGAATCGCTGAGTACGTTTACCTCACCAACAACTCGACCATCAATGGTACATGGAGTACGGTTCAGTTTGGAGCGGGTACGTCGTCCGCTAATGCGGCTCAGTTGGCTGGATACGGTCTACAAGCTAACGGACTAACCCTCAACACAATAACCCCTGTAAACACGGTTTCAGCAACTTATACGATGCTGAACACCGACCAATCCTCAATCTATGTATGGACTGGCGGTGCTGGAAACTTAACCCTTCCCGCCGCAGCTTCGGTTGGGCGTGCGTGGTTTGTGATTGTCAAAAACGACGGTACGGGAATCGTCACAATCTACCCCCAAGGCACTGACACGATCGACGGTAACGCAACGCAGCAATTGCAAATTGGCGAGTCGATTGTATTTGTCTCTAGCGGTGTTAGCGGGACGGGTTGGTACTCTTGGGCGTATGGACGATCGGCTACGTTTTTCTTTACTCAGTTGGTCAAGAACGTCACTGGCGGCACAGTTACTTTGTCGGCGGCTGAGGCTGCCAACATCATTCAGGAATATCAGGGAACATTAACCTCAAATTGTAATGTCATTTTGCCCCCTACCGTTCAGTTGTACTCTATAAGTAACAACACGACAGGCTCTTACTCGTTAACGTTTAAAACCTCATCGGTTGGTGCTGGAAGCGTAACCTTGCCTCAAGGTCAAACGATCATTGCGATTTGCGATGGCACAAACGTCTACAATGCTCAGACCTCAACATCATCGTTCATTAATGCTTTGACATTGGGCAATGGTTCTGCTGCTGCTCCGTCTTTGTCTTTCCAAGGTGATGCGACTACGGGTTTATACCTAGCAGCTTCACATCAATTAGGATTTTCAGTTAACGGTCTAAATGGAGCGACATTGACTCCAACAGGTCTTTTAGTGCCAGTAGGGATTAACGGTGGATCGTTCTAATGACGCAAAAGACTGCTGTTTTACAAGTAGCGCCGGGGATTCAGCGAGACGGAACATTATTTGCGTCTCCATCATACGTTGATGGGAAATGGGTGCGCTTCCAATATGGTCGCCCAAGGAAAATGGGTGGCTATAACGCTTCTTTCTTAAACGCCTCTGGTGTTAGCCGAGGCATGATCCAAAGCGCTCAGAATGGACTCAACTATGTTATTTCTGGGTGGAGCGGTGGAATCCAACAATGGACTACAGACAACGATGATGCTGTGGGATTTGGCCCTGTAAACGTCAATCCCCTTGGTGGCATCTCAACGATTAAAATTACCAACCAAGGCGCAGCATACACAAACGGAACGTACACCAACGTCCCTGTGACTGCAGCTACTGGATCAGGGGCTTTAGCGACTGTAGTGGTTTCGAGCAACCTTGTATTCTCGGTGACAATTACCACCAATGGAGTTGAATACGTTTACGGCGAGTCGGTCAACATTGCCGCCTCAGCGATCGGTGGAACGGGATCGGGGTTTGCGGGATACATTAACGCCGTAACCACATTTAGCCCAAGTAATAATACGTTGTGGCAAATGGATATTGGTTATGATCCCTACGGAACGGGAAACAATAACCTGATTGCACACCCGGGTCAAAACTTGAATGACATCTCATCAACCGTTAATACCCGACCACTTCTTGGCTCATTCACTGGGACTACATTAACCCCTGTAGGTGTGTTTACTGCGGTTGGAACAACGACGAATGGTAGCCCCAATGTGACCTTTGCGACTACAAACGTAGCCATTGGAGCGGGCGTATCTGTCTCTGGCTTGGGAATTCCTGCCAATACAACGGTGGTATCTGCTAACTTGGTTTCGGGTGTATGGACTGCTGTTTTAAGCAACAACGCCACTGCTTCTGGGACGGTTACACTGACCTTTGACAACAACATCAGCGTGTCTGGTGGGGTTGTGATGCTTTACCCCTATCTTTTTGTGTATGGAAATAATGGACTCATTCAAAACTGCGCTGCGGGCGATTTTAATAACTGGGTTAGCGCGGATTCGAACGCAAATAACGTGGCTTCGACTAAAGTTGTTAAGGGAATGCCACTACGAGGAGGCACTACCTCACCTGCTGGTCTTTTTTGGACTCTTGATTCTTTGGTTCGTGTTACTTACGCGCCTCAGAATGTAGGAACGTCTACCCTTTATTGGCGGTATGACCTGATTACCCAACAGTCATCCATCCTTTCTAGCCAGTGCGTTATTGAGTATGACGGTATTTTCTATTGGGTGGGTACAGATCGATTCCTAACGTATAACGGTGTCGTTCAGGAAATCCCAAATAAGCAGAATTTCAACTACTTTTTTGACAACCTTAACTATAACCAACGCCAAAAAGTATGGGTATCGAAAGTCCCTCGTTGGGGTGAGATTTGGTGGTTCTTTCCAAATGGGGACTCTGACGAATGTAATGATGCGGTGGTCTACAACGTCCGCGAGCAGTGTTGGTATGACGCAGGTCAAGCCATCGGCGCTCGCAGATCGGCGGGAACGTTCTCAGAAGTGTTCCGTAGACCCATCTGGGGCGGTTGGGATCAAAACGGTACTGGCGGTTATACCTTATGGCAACACGAGAAGGGTACAAACATGGTCTATACCAACCATGTGGATGCCATTGAGTCTTACTTTGAGACGAACGTCTTAGGAGACAGCTTGGGATTAGTGGGAGCGTCACAAGGGGCGGGGGAAAACCTCTGGACTCGCATTGAGCGAGTTGAGCCTGATTTTGTGCAAAGCGGCACAATGAACCTAATTGTGACTGGTAAGGGCTATGCGGATGACGTTGATCAACCCTCAGCGCCGTATCCTTTTGACCCCACAACGCTTAAAATTGACATGAAAGAACAACGGCGCGAAATTCGTTTGAAGTTCATTAGTAACGTATCGAATGGAGATTACTTCTTAGGTAAGGTTGTTCTCAACATTGATACGGGCGACGTTAGAGGCACAGGTAACCCATAATGCCAACCACTTACGACCCTCGGAATATGACATGGGACTACTGGTGCAGACTAATGGAAGAACAGTTTGCACCGAACCAGTTGGGTCATGTGACCGAGGACAAGTGGCGACAATGGGTTGATGGAATGAATGGGATTGGCTACTTTGTCCAGTCGGGCATACCTGATCACAGAGGGTATAACGACTGGAGAGAGTGGGCAAAAGCAATGGTCGGAATAATGAGCGTAGACCCACAATAATGGCTAGATTTAATATTTGCTGTGGATGCTGCTCGCCACTTGGTGGAAGACGCTCCATCGTTCCTGCTATTCAGGGATGCTCGCAAACCCAAAACTTGGGAGCTTTGCCAAATCTTCAACAATTGGCGGCGCGTGGGGTTGATACTCCCCCTCAAGCTAACCCTCAAGTAGGATTGCCAGAAGTAAGCAGCCAACCCCCAACGGCTATTTCGCCCACGCAAAATTCGGGATGTACTGGCATTCTTGGGTCTTTAAATGTTCCTTCTATCGTTCCAACTCCGTCTCCATGTTTTTCTGGAAATAGCGTATTATCCGCGCCTCCAGCGGTTC